AAAGAGTATTGCAAAGCCAGATAGTGGTGATCCAGAAATAAAAACAGAAGAACTTGATGAAGTTGTAGTAAATGCTCCAAAAAATAGATCAAGAGAATCTATTAAGTCTAGAAAAGCTGACGCTAAAAGAAAAGGCGAAAAGTCTAAAAGAGAAATAAGACTTGAAAAAACTAAAGATAAAGCATTAGCTGCTAAAAAAGCTACAGTTGATGCAAAAGATAAGGATTCTCAAAAATTAGCTAGAGCAAAAGCTAATAGATTAGCTAAAAGAGTTGCTCGTCAAGAAGGTAGAGCTGAAAGAAGAAAAGCTAGAAGATCTAAAAAAATGTTTAGAGAAAACAAGGAACAAGCTATAACAAAGTCTAGAAGATTACAAAAAGAAAAAAGAGACCAAGGTGCTTCTGCTTTATCAATGAAATCTCCAGTTAAATCAAAGCATGATCCAAAAGATCCTAGTCTAAATCGCAGACCTGGTGGTAAAAGAAATCCTTATACAAATTCACCTATGGGTGATCTTAGTGGTAAAAAGGTTTATGGACCTGCTACAGCCGCTATATCTGCTGGTAAAAAAATAGTTAAAAAAGGAAAAAAAGTAGCTAAAAAAGCAGTTAAAGCTGCTAAAGCATTTTCTAAAGATCTTCAAAAAAGAGGAACATAAAAATAATTAATCATGATAATAAATCCAAGTTCATATACTAGTGCGATCCCGGTAGCATTAAATGACGACATTAATATTCCGGGACCAGAAGTAAGAAAATCAGGTACTACAACTAGTTTAACTAACAATAAACTTGTAGATACTAATGGTCAATTCTTACAAACATTAGATGCTAAAGGAAATGTTACAAATCAAGGTGTTTCTGTTGGCCAAATAGTTTACAATATGGCTGCAATGAACACAACAGCGTGGTTAGGTCCTGAAGCTGCAGTTGTAACAGCTGTAGACAGTGATACACAATTATCATTGTCTGCCAATATATTTCCTGTAACAGGAGCGCCATCAACAACGCAGCAGTATAAAATATATGATGCGAACAAAGCTAAACCAAAAGGAGCTATTATTATGGTTGGTGATAATCAAGCAGGTAACAACACTAAAAGCGATATATTTGTAAAAACTATTGATGGTCAAGACGTTTTAATACAAGGAGTTGCTCCAGGTGAAACATTAGATATAGTAGTGCAAAGAGTAATGGTAGGATCAGCTGCAACAACTGGTGCGCCTAGTACTTTAACTACAGCAGAAAAAATAACAGCATTTATATAAACAATTTAAAAAAACAATTATGCATCCAATACACAAACACATGAGCTCAAGAATGAAGGCTCGTAAAGCAGATGAAAGATATGACGCTAAAATGGCTTATGATAAAAACTTAAGTGGTAAAGCGAGATTACATTATCTTGAAAATGACATCGCTGACAAAGGTATGTCAATGAAGTCACCTATGGACATGGGTCACAAAGCTCCAGCTAAAATGAAATCAGCAATGGACATGAAAGCTCCAATGAAGAAAGCAGGTAAAATGTCACCAGCTGATATGAAAGCACCTATGAAAAAAGAAAGTGCTAAGCAAGAAAGAAAAGATCTTATGAAAGATAATCCTGTAGTTAAAGACGCTTCAGGTAAAAGAAAATAATCATGCCTTATATACAACAGTTTGGTATAAGTAGAAAATCTCCACTATTTGCACAAGGCGAAGCTACTAACATAGTTGAAAAAAATAACGTCAAAGCGCAAAAAGAAAAAAGTGGAAGTTGGTTAGACTGGGCTCAAGATGCTTTAGTTGTTGCTGGTACACTTCCTCTTGTAGGTAATGTAGCAGACGTAGCTAATGTAGCAATATCTGGTGGTAGAGCTGCTCACGCTGCTCTAACAGGTGGTGATACTAAAAAATATTTAGGTGATATGGCTTTAAACGCTGCGGCTGCAATTCCAGCTGTAGGACAAGGTGTTGCTGGTGCTAGAATAGCGGCTAAAGTAACTGATAAAGCTATGAAATATGGTAAAGTAGCTAAGAACGTTAAAAAAGCTAAAGCTGGTAGTAAATATTTACTTAGTACACAAGATGCATCACCATACGCAGGTTATGTTCCTTCTAACGTTGGACCGCAAAGAGAAAAAGATTCATAACAATGTCTTTTAAACTAACGCCTCCGTTTAAAAAAAATTCACCTATATATGAACGTGAATTAGAGCCTGGAACTATGGGTAAAGGTAATAAAAATGGTACTATACTTATTGGTAGTGATGTGCCATTAGAAATGCATGAAAATGTTATAGCACATGAAGAGGTTCATATTGATCAAGTAAAAAGAGGTGATCTTGACTACGATGATGAGAACGTGTATTGGAAAGGAAAAGTATATCCAAGATCAAAGATGAATGAAGGTGCTAAGAATTTACCTTGGGAAGCAGAAGCATATAGAAAATCATGAGTAAAAAATTTAAAGATACAACCGTTGGACAACTATTGTTTGGCGCAGCGTCTGTAATAAATCCTACATTAGGAAACGTATTACAAGGTGTTACATCACCTAAAGAAGCTATTGAAGCTATAACAAAGTCTGATGCTCCAGCAGAAGATAAGATAAAACTACAACAATTAATCTACGAACAACAAACAAAAGAAATAGAAGCTATAACTTCGAGATGGCAAGCAGATTCTATGTCTGATTCATGGTGGAGTAAAAACGTACGTCCACTGGTTTTAGTATGGTGTATTGTTGTATTTTCTTTTGCGGGTATACTAGACAGTGTTGAAACAATACCTTTTCATATAAATGAATTATGGAACGATACTTTCGAGAAAGTTATGATGGCGGTTGTCCTAGCCTATTTCGGAGGTCGAACGACAGAAAAGGCGAGTAATATATTTAAAAAGTAAAAGTGTATATTAACAAGTAACTATACATATAGTAATAACAATTAAAATTTAATCAAATGGCAAAAAGTGGAAAAATTAAAGAATTAGAACTAACTACTATTAACGAACAAAACGTAACTTTACAAAAAATTGTTTTTGATTTAGGAGCTTTAGATATTCAAAAATCTCAATTAATGCAAAAATACGAGTCTGCATTAGAAGCTTTAGAAAAAACTAAACAAAGTCTTGAAGCTAAATACGGAGCTGTTAATATTAATTTAAAAACAGGTGTTTGGGAAGAAATAGAAGAAGTTAAAGAAGAAGTTAAAGAAGAAAAGGCAGAAGACTGTGATGATTGTGGTGAGCCTAAAAAGGAAGACTGCGAAGACTGCGAAGATAAAGAGTAATGTATTCTGTAATAAGAAAAATCAGTATTGGAGCTGATTACAAGAACGATGCTATGCATTATTCTGTAGGCCAACAAGTATATGGTGGTCATGTAATAAACAATATTGATCATAACGAAAGAGACAACTCTTATAATATATTTATAAAGAAAAATGACGAGATAATGCCTTGGAAAAAATTTAATTCAAACATGGCTATATCTGTCGAATATGATTTAGAATATTAATGAACAGTATATATGATTTTATTATAACTCCTACACATAGTAGATATAATAATAAAATTAAAGTAGGCGACAAAACTCTTATTGTTAATTCTAATATAGAAGATCACAAAATGGTTAGTCGCCATGCTACTGTTTTATCTGTACCTTTAGCTTATAAATTTGACATTAAAGAAGGTGACGAAATAATAATTCATCATAACATTTTTAGAAGATGGTATGATGTTAGAGATAATGAAAGAAACAGTAGTCAATACTTTAAAGAAGATTTATATTTTTGTAAACCAAATCAAATTTATTTATACAAAAAAGGTGAAAAATGGTTACCTTTTATGGATAGATGTTTTGTAATGCCAATTAAAGATAATAATCCTCTAACAAATGATTTAGAGCAAAAATGTATTGGTATATTAAAAATAGGTAATAACACGTTAGAGGCACAAGATATTAACCCAGGAGATCTAGTAGGTTACAAACCAGGTCGTGAATGGGAGTTTGTTATTGATAACAAGCGAATTTATTGTATGGAATCAAATGATATTGTAATTAAATATGAGCACAAAGGAAACGAAGAAGAATATAATCCAAGCTGGGCGCGTAGCAATTAAAGAGTTAATAAAAGTTGCTAAAGAACCTATTATAGATTTTGGACCTGACATTTCCGCAGATAGACTTAAAAATGCTGCAGCTACAAAAAAACTAGCTATATTTGACGCTCTTGAAATACTTAATCGTATTGAAGAAGAGCAAAATATGTTAGATGATAAACCAAAGCAAGAAGTTAAAAAAGATACATCTTTTAAAGGTTTTGCAGAAAGAAGAGCTAAGTAATGTATAAGCAAAGTCTATATAAAATATTAGATAATCATATAAAACCTAAGATTATAAATCGTATGAACCGTTATAAAAAATGGCAATACGGTTATAATAAAGAACATGATATTATAGTAATTAGTAAGACAGGTGAAATAGGTGAAATATATGAAATACAAAATTTAAAAATAGCTTTACCAAAAGCTAAAAACATACATAAGTTTGAAGATAATAAATGGACTAAGTTTGAATATCCTAAGGCTTTAGCAAGAATAAAAACAGTATTTGACTGGAGACAATATCCAGAAGATTTTAAAACAAAATGGTATGATTACATCGATAATGAATTCACTCGTAGGGAAGAAGGTTTTTGGTTTTATAACAAAGACGTTCCTACTTACATTAGTGGTACTCATTACATGTACTTGCAGTGGTCTAAGATTGACGTCGGGGCACCAGACTTTAGGGAGTCAAATAGATTATTCTTTATTTTCTGGGAAGCTTGTAAGGCAGATTCACGATCCTATGGGATGTGTTACCTTAAGAACAGGCGTTCCGGGTTTTCTTTCATGGCCTCAGGAGAGGTGGTTAACTTGGCAACCATATCAAGTGACAGTAGGTATGGTATATTATCCAAGTCCGGTCCTGATGCAAAGAAGATGTTCACAGATAAGGTGGTACCCATATCAGTTAATTATCCCTTCTTTTTCAAGCCGACCCAGGACGGAATGGACCGTCCAAAGACCGAACTTGCCTACCGTGTCCCAGCCTCCAAATTTACCAGACGTTCCATCACCGCCTCCACCACCGATGAAACCTTACAGGACGAATTACAGGGACTTGACACCACCATCGATTGGAAGAACACCGGTGATAACTCCTACGATGGGGAGAAACTCAAGCTCCTCGTCCATGATGAGTCGGGGAAGTGGGAGAAGCCCAATAACATCCTCAACAACTGGAGGGTTACGAAAACCACGTTAAGATTAGGTAGTAAAATTATTGGTAAGTGTATGATGGGATCAACATCTAATGCTTTAGATAAAGGTGGTAGAAACTTTAAAAAATTATATGACGAATCAGATGTTACAAAAAGAAACCGCAACGGACAGACTAGTTCGGGATTATATTCTTTGTTCATACCTATGGAATGGAACTACGAAGGCTACATTGATTCTTATGGCTTACCTGTCTTCGACACTCCCGACAAAGAAGTACTTGGACCACAAGGCGAGTTTATCGACCTTGGCGTTATTGAGTACTGGGAAAACGAAGTTGACGGATTAAAAGATAATCAAGATGCTTTAAACGAGTTTTATAGACAATTTCCTAGAACTACAAAACATGCGTTTAGAGATGAATCTAAATCTTCTTTATTTAATCTTACTAAAATATATCAACAAATAGATTTTAATGAAGATGAAAATAATAAAGCTTTAGTTACACAAGGTAATTTTTTATGGGAAGGTGGAATTAAAGATACTAGAGTATTATTTGCACCTAGTAATCAAGGAAGATTTTTTATAACTTGGATTCCAGATAAAAACTTACAAAATAGATACATAGAAAAAAACGGTATAAAATATCCTGGTAATGATCATATAGGCGCATTTGGTTGTGATCCTTATGATATATCAGGAACTGTAGATAAAAGAGGTTCTAATGGATCTTTGCATGGACTTACTAAATTTAGTATGGAAAATGCACCAGCTGATCATTTCTTTTTAGAATATATAGCAAGACCACAAACCGCTGAAGTATTT